GGCTGCTGCCGCGCTCACTCAGAACTACAACGTTCTCTACATTACATGTGAAATGGCAGAGGAGAAAATTGCTGAGCGAATTGACGCAAACCTTTTGAATGTACCTGTTAAAGATATTCCTGAACTACCTGAAGTTATCTTCACTTCTAAGGTACAAGAGATCGCTAGAAAAACTAGAGGCAAACTTATTATCAAGGAGTACCCAACAGCGTCAGCACATGTCGGACACTTCAAATCACTCTTGAGTGATCTCTCTTTGAAGAGAGATTTCAAACCACATATTATCTTTGTGGATTATCTAAACATCTGTGCAAGTGCGAGGTATAAAGGTGCGATTGTCAATTCTTATACGTATGTCAAAGCGATTGCTGAAGAGCTTCGTGGTCTTGCTGTGGAACATAATGTTCCTATTGTCTCAGCTACTCAAACTACTCGTAGTGGTTACGGTAACTCTGACCCTGACCTTACCGATACTTCTGAGTCTTTTGGTTTGCCTGCCACTGCTGATTTTATGTTCGCTCTTATCAGCACAGATGAACTTGAACAACAAGGTCGCATCATGGTCAAACAACTTAAAAACAGATACAACGACCCGACTGCCTCACGAAAATTCATGGTGGGAATTGACAGATCCCGAATGAAGCTGTATGATGTAGCGGATGATGCTTCCTCAATTAGCATCGATAGCGAAGATCCTGGTGAGGAGTTCGCACAATTTCAACAAACACAAAACCGACTTTCTAAATTTGCCGAGTGGAATGTATGATTAATTTCAATAACTATGAAGAGTTTGTATCGCAAGTGACTTCTAAAGCTTCTACAAACTTTGTTGACTTTGCTGATCGTATTGGTGAATTGGATCGTGAAGGTGCCAATATTGAACGACTGCTTACTGCTGGTGTAGGAATCAACGCTGAAGGCGGTGAGTTCCTTGAGATCATCAAGAAGATGGTGTTCCAAGGTAAGGCATGGAATGCAGACAATCGTGATCACTTGATTATTGAGTTGGGTGATATTATGTGGTATGTGGCACAAGCAACCATGGCACTTGGCATTTCTATGGAAGATGTTCTTGACACTAACATCAAGAAACTTGCCAAGCGATACCCTGAAGGGACTTTTGATGCATACTATTCTGAGAATCGCTCGCCAGACGACCGCTGATGTGCTATGATATGGGGGACACCTAAATAAGGGTGACCCCCTTTTCTCGTAGATGGCAACCCAGAACAAGCACCTGGAGCATCTGGAAGACGAGCTGATCAACTACGGATATAATGGATACGTCGCTTCCAGAGACCTCATACAAGGATTTATAGATGAGCTTGGCGGTCGTCCCGCTGGTAGCATCAAGGTGACTACGAAGTGGGATGGCGCTCCTGCTGTGGTTTGTGGCATCGACCCAGAGAGCGGCAACTTCTTTGTAGGCACCAAGTCTGTATTTAATAAGAAAGAACCGAAGATCAATTTCACGGAAGAAGATATTGATAAGAACCATGGTGAGATCCCTGACCTCGCTAAGAAACTAAAGTATTGCTTGAAGTATTTTCCTGAACTAAAAGTCAAGGGTGTTATTCAGGGAGATCTTCTGTTTACTGATGAAGATGTTCAGACGAAAACGATTGATGGAGATCGTTTCTATACTGCTACCCCTAACACTCTGACCTATGCTTGGCCTGTAGATAGCGATCTGGGTAAGGCAGTCAATACCGCTAAGATTGGTGCTGTATTCCACACGTACTACAGCGGGACTGGTCCTGTCAATACGTTGTCTGCTGGTTTTGGTGTTGATAAGTTCAACCTGAAATCCACCCGTAATGTATTCCTGGCAACTGCCACGATGGATAACATTAGCGCCAACTCTGGTCTTACTGCTTCTGAAGAGCGTGTTTTAAAAGCTGTTGTTTCTGTGGTTGATCGTAATGCTTCTACTGCTAAAGAGTTTTTAGAACTGATTGCTCATAATGCAACCAAGCAATTCACTCTTGGTTATACCATGAAGCGCTTTACAAACTCCTATGTAAAGGAAGGTAAGACGATCAATAATGTCAACACTTTTATATCTGGTTTCACCAAAGCATTTGAAAAGTCTTTGGTTGAGAAAGTAGAGAGCCTGAAAACTGAGAAGTCCAAGGCTCAGTATCGTGATATCCTTGCTAACGGTATCTCTTACTTGGAGAACAATCAGCGAGCATTCAAGGCATTCCTTGTGATGTATAACTCTCTCACGAATGCTAAGAACCTGATCAACCTCAAGCTTGCTGGTCTTAGCGACACCAAAGTATTTCTGCGCAGCGGTGACAACTTTGTGGTGACGAAGCCTGAAGGTTTTGTTGCTATCGTTGATGGTAAGGCAGTCAAGATCGTTGATCGTCTTGAGTTCTCTCGTGCTAACTTCACGCTAGAGAAGTCTTGGCGTCCTCCTGTTGGTGAGGGTGCCAAAGTTGCTGTATTCACTTTCGGTCGCTTCAATCCTCCTACCACGGGACATGAGCTGCTGATAAATAAAGTCAAGGAGTATGCTGCTGGTAATGACTACTTTGTATTTCCTAGTCATACTGTAGATAAGAAAGGTAAGAACCCTTTGACTGCTGCTCAGAAAGTTTCTTTCATGAAGATGATGTTTCCTTCCCACAAGGACAACGTTATATTTGATGAGACTGTTCGTGATGCTATCAAAGCTCTGAAGTGGTTGGAAGGAAAAGGTTATACGGATGCTATCTTTGTGGTTGGATCTGATCGTGTTCCAGCATTCCAGTTCATCAAACAATATAATGGAAAAGATTACAACATGAATACTGTTGAAATAAAGAGTGCTGGGCAGCGTGATCCAGATGCCGATGATGTTTCTGGTATGTCTGCTAGTAAAGTTCGTCAGGCAATTGTTGATGGTGACTTTGGTGTTGTTGATAGTGGACTGCCAAAAGCAGTCAAAACAGATAAGGAATTTAAAAAAATGTATATCCAGGCAGTATTGGGGGGTATGTCATAATGTCATTCAATCTAAGAACAGAACAAAGAAACATAGATCAGTACATTGATATCGATATTCCAGCAACTAGAATTAGAAGAATGTTGAAACTAGTTCGTGTTGCAGCTGGGTTTGCCTTTAACAAACAATATGGCGAAACGAATGGATTCGATTTTCAGATTGAAGGTGGAAGTAAAGATGTTGATGAAGATGGAACTTTGATTGAGATTGAAGCAGCAATAAAAGGAAAGAGTTCCATCACCTATAATTATAAGATGACTTGCGATAACGGTGATGCCAAATATTCTGCTTTAAACTTTAGAACTCCCAGAGCGGGATTTATAAATGACATGATCACTTTTATAAATTCCAAGAGTATTAAAAATAAACTTGACGTAACCGAAATTAAATTACATACTCTTGCTGGTGGGAAAAACCCTACGTTGGTTGTTAAATCTTTTTACGCTTATAAAGCGATGGATAAAAAAGGAAATATTGTGACTAAAAGAACTAGTATCAACTACAATTTTTCCTTGAAGTATGCTGGTAAAGCAGAGAGTAGCGGTAAGTTAAATTCTTTGAAACCAAAAGATATTACTCCATCAATCACTGACACATGGTTGACACCACATCAGTTTTACAATAATGTTATATCTTTTATAAGCAATCCATCATCAAATAATATTTTTACCAGTTCTTATCTTAGAGATAGTTATATAGAAGCAGTTTCTAATTCGTGGAACAATAATAGTTTTGATGATAAACTTGGTATAGCACCAGATATGTCATCAGAATTTTTTGAAGTTCTTTCTGTATTAAAGATATCAAAGTTATTGAGCAGTAATAATTCTGACATGAAAGATATTGTTGGGTGGCCTGATAAAGAAAAAATTAATAAAGTAGAAATATATTTACCAGAAGCTGCCAACGAAGCGTTAATTGATTATAAGATTGCTGTTAATGGAAATAGAAATATTCCTTTGAAGATAAGCGTAAAGTCACAGATGAGAGGATCATCTACCGCAACTGTTAAATTTCAAACTGCTTTTCCTGGAGGAGAAGCGGAGGTTCATAAATGGTTTAAAAATATAGCATCTAATGCTAGGTCATCTCAGATTGGACAAAGAATGATAGCATCATCTGCTATGGAATATAACAAGTATTCTGGCAAAGGAACTTTATATCCTATTAGGGGACTTAGGAAACTATTATCTGGATCCAAAAAAAGTCAAGTGTCTAGTGATTTCAAAAAAGTTCTTGATGTTTCTTCTATGACTATTCAAGATTGGAATAAAATGATTACTATTTTGGATAAGAAGATATCTGGAATATCAAAAAATTATGAACCACTTGATAATCTAATACAAGATCAGACTCTCCTTTTGAAGACGAAAAATTTTATAGCAGACAATCTTTTCAAAGAGAATACTAAATCAAAGAAAGTGAGAGAATGTATTGCTATGACAGTAGAAGATGCAGAAAGAAATAGTCCTAATAAAAAATATCCATTTTCTCTCAATAATGTTGCTCTGTTATGTGAAAGAGTTCTAGTTCAAACTTCATATGAAGAAAGTCAAACTCAATTGAATTTTTACAAATTGTTTTATGAGCAAGTCTTACTAAAAGAAAATGTGGTATACTCTATAACTAAGCAGAAAGAAATTAATAGTGAGGTTAGATTACATTATGATTTTGTCAGCACAAGAAACTTTGCTCAATACAAACATTGGATCAAACTGAGAACTAAGAACTATGCTAACAATATGCAAGATGCCTTAGGAATGCAAACATGAAAGATTTCAAGAAACTACGTGAAGAAGCACTTCGTCAACAACAACGCCAACATAATATCTTCAAGGAAGGTGATGCTGTGATGTCATCCCGCACAGGGGATAAAGGACACATACACCGTGTAGGGGGTAACTATGCTATTGTGATTTCTGAGGATGGTGAAATGTTTAGGGAGTGGATGAAGAACATTAGATCTATAAATAATACGAGAAGAACCTCCTTATTAAACGATGAAATATCAGAAGCCAATCAATAACGTTAACAGCAACGATGAGTTCTCATCTGCTTTGATGGAGTCATATGGTAGATGGATGGGTGGTGATACCTTCCAAAATACTACAATCAGCGAAGCACCTTTTGATGGTATGAACCCTCAATCAAATGGTGCTGAGATTGAAGATACCACTAAGCGTAAGAAGACTGCTAAGAAAGGTGGATACGTCGGTCAAGAATCTGCACCCAAGAATGAGGAGTTTGAAGTTCTTGAGCGTGAAGAGTATGAGGTTGATGGTGAGACCTATGTGATTGAAAAGGTGAAAGGTCTTGATGGCAAAGCTTGCTGGAAAGGTTATAAGTATGCTGGCACCAAGATGAAGGGTGGTAAGAAAGTTGATAATTGCATCAAGGCAGGTGTTGAGTATGATGTAGATACTGCTAATCAACTTTGGTCTGAAGTAGGTGAAAAACTTCAGCAGCTTGGTGAAATGGATGGAACTAAGTTCAAAGTAATGGGTGAGAAACTAGATCCCGTCAATCACTCTGAACTCAAGGGTAAGCACTCTGAGCGTAAGGATAAGGACATCGACAATGATGGCGATGTAGATAAGTCTGACAAGTATCTTCATGCTCGTCGTAAGAAGGTAAGCAAGATCATCGCTATGAAGGGAAAGAAATGAAGACATTCAAACAGTTTCGTGAAGAGTGTGGTTGTAGACATAAGGAACGCAAGGGCAAGAAAAAGTCTACTGTAGAAGTAATGCCTACTGTCAACGATGGACAGAAGGGTATGGTAACTAAACCAACTAATGAATCCGTGTTTGCTGGAAACTATGAAGGACCACTCTATGCTCCTCATCCTGACATTCTCAAAGAGAAAGCAGTATCCAAAAAGCAACAAAAATTCATGGGTATGGTCAGAGCTGCTCAGAAGGGTGGCAAAGCGTCATCGCCTGAGGTTGCCAAAGTTGCTTCCAGCATGAAGAAGAAAGATGTGAAAGACTTTGCATCTACCAAGCATAAAGGATTACCTGAAAAGAAGAAAGAGAAGAAATAAATAGTAGGGCTCAATTGAGGCTCATACCATGCTCGCAATCTTACTTCCACTTGCATCAAAAATTATCAAAGATGCTATTGCTAGAATTCCTGAAAACGAAGAACTCGGTGAAAAACTAATTGAAATTTGCCTACTAATTCTTAAGAAAGCAGTAACATTAACAAAGACTGACATGGACGATCAGCTCCTTGCTATCGTTGAAAAGTCAATCAAGTCACGAGAGAATGCGTGACATCAGGGGGTGAGAACCCCCTATTTTTATAAATAAAAATTAGAAATAAGTAAATCTGGAGTAAGTATCCATGACCTTGTATAGTCGTGCTGAAACGCAAGCACAATCAATCAAAGTTTTGAACACAACTGAGAAGGCTTCCGTTGCCAAGTACGAATCTGACTGAACTCTCGTAGCACATGATGGTAATACCAACGCTACTTCTGGTGCCGAAGGTAACGCTGCTATTCAATCCAGAGTTGTTTTTATTGATGAAGTAGAAGCAACACTTGCTGAGAACAAGGAGCGTGGTCTTACTGCTCCTGGTTGGTGGCAGTACACTTCATACACAGATGCTTCTGGTGAAACACGTCACAAGTGTCAGCACCTAGTAGCATTCAAAGATGCTGATGCTAATGTTGCTGATGCTGACGACACAATTGCTGCTGACGTTGCATCGGTAATTACTCTTGATGCTCTTCAACCAGTTGATATTGTTGGTCTTGCTGATGGAGCAGTCGCAACATTTGATATGACGGCACATGCTACCTTCTCTGTTGGAACAGGTATCTTCCAGTGGCAGCGTCAAACTGCAACTGGTACTCGCTGGACTAACATCACCGATGGTGCTGGCGTTGGTGGAACATATGCTGGTGCTCTTACCGCACAACTTACAATCACGGGTGCTACTAAGGCAGACCTTGATGGTTATAAGTTCCGTGTCAAGGTTACATCAACTGCTGGTGGTGAGGAGCAAATTTCTCGTGCAGCAACTCTAGGATTTGCATGATCTAAATGAACTTTAGTGAACTGACTCACGATAATTGGTTATTCTTCGCCATTCAAAACTATAATAACCCGTCGTCCGTAACTTATGCAGATTTTGAAGAAGACCTGAAGAGATTCAAGTATATCAAAAGATTGCTAAAAAGATATGAGACGACGGGTGAATTGAAAACCCATCTTATTCTAAATCATGTGATTGTATTGTATAATGTGTTTGGTGATGCAGCAACACCGCTGCTGTTTTATAAAGTAGAAGCAACATATTGGTCTCAAATCAAGGCATTTCTGTTGTTTCTAAATAGATTACCACCTTCACTAAACGAGGATGTTGACAAAGAATGTCTGAAAAGTCTAAATCTAATTTAAATGAAATGGTTGCTGGAGACGGATCTGGTCTTCAGTTGCCACCTGCTTTTGTTATGGTAAATCCAAGACAACATCGTAAGTATAAGAAGGCAAACCAAGACAAAGTAGATGGTCGCACTAAAGGTGCTCGTGCCTTATTCAATCGTATTCAACGCAGAAAAATGAAAGAACAACTAGAAACTCAAATTGATGAAGCGATTGTGTCCGATACTGAAAGGGCACAAAAGCAAATCGCTCAAGGTAAAAAACTAAATCGTCAGAAAGAACTTCAACAAAAGCGTAAGGAAGCTAAAGAGAAGTTGATGAATAAGACGAAGGAAATGGATACCTTGATGAAAGCAAGATTATCTGACTTCAAAAAGAAAGCTTCTGAACAACAGAAGAAAGTACAACAAAAAAATTCATTTGAACCCACGGGAAATATTATGATGGAAAACCAAGATGTGATTCAAGTTGCTCTTGATGTAGCAACTTCTGAACTTAACCCACAAGGTGAAGGATCATTTGCAAAGATTCAATTCTCTGATGGTGGAGTTCAAAACCTAGACAACTTCTCAGCAAAGCGTATTGCTGCTTGTTATGCTCAGTTAGATGATACACACAAGCAACAGTTCCAGTATATGCTGAACAAGGATGCTGCATCGTATCAATCTGCTCTTGACTTTGCTATCCGCAACGTTTGATAAGGAGCACTAGTGGCATTCGGTCTTGGAAAGCTAGCAGTTTTAGAATCAAAACTGGATATCTATGAAGATCTCTCTAAAGAGATGCTTGACAAACTAGAAAGAGCAGTAGTTGAAATTTCAAATAACAGTAATAAAGTTGCTGTTATTCTTGAAAGGCATGAGAATCGTTTAGAAGAAAACGGCAAAGCAGATAAGTTACTTCTCAAGATGCTTGAAGAGGTAAAGCAATCTAATTCTGAAGAACACAAGATGGTCAATTCTAGGATTGATGCACTTGAGAAAAAGATAGATGATCTTTATAAGTTCAGATGGATTGCTGTTGGGGTTGCCCTTGCTGCTGTGACAATTCTCAAAGCTCCTGATATTTTCAGTTCTTTCCTAAGACCGAACTTGACATCCCTCACTTCCCCTGCTACTATGGAGTTCGTGAAACCTTCGTGATGTATGTCATTTATTGACGTAAAGTATATTCAATTAGTATCCTCTCGCCTTGTTCTCTTCTCTCGCAAGAAGGCAGATCTGTATAATTTCAGATGTCCTTATTGTGGAGATAGTCAGAAACGTAAGAACAAAGCGAGAGGATATCTTTTCAAGGTCAAAAATGACTTTGTTTTCAAGTGCCATAACTGTGGCATGGGAAGAACTCTTGCAAACTTTTTGAAAGATCAAGATACATTTCTTCATGATCAATATGTCATGGAGAAATTCAAGGATGGTAAGACTGGCAAGGGAACTACAGTCCCAAACCCCAACTTCAATTTTCAGGAACCGAAGTTTTTCAGCAAACGTGAAAAAGGTATTGATCTTGAAAAAATTTCAGACCTAAATATTTCTCACCCAGCGAGAGAATATCTTGAGCAACGTGGTATCAAAGATCTAGATTACTTCTATTATTGTCCTAAGTTCAAAGCTTGGACAAATGAACAAAAGAAGATGTTTGATAATCTCAAGCAAGATAGTCCCCGTATTATTATCCCACTCAAAGACAAAGAAGGTAACCTCTTCGGATATCAAGGCAGATCGCTTGCCCCCAAAGCAAAACTACGTTATATCACGATCATGCTAGATGAGGAACAACCCAAGATCTTTGGTTTGGATAGAGTAAAGGAAGAAGATCCAGTTTATATTGTTGAGGGACCATTTGATTCTACTTTTCTAAAAAACTCTGTTGCTATGGCAGGTTCTGATGCTGATGTTAGAACCTTTGGTTGGAAAAATTACGTTTGGATTTTTGATAATGAACCACGCAACAAAGAAATTGTATCTAGAATCTCCAAAGTTATTGAACGAGGAGATAAGGTAGTCATTTGGCCCAAGAAAATACAAGAAAAGGACATAAACGATATGGTCCTTGCTGGACACAAAGTACAGGATGTGGTAGACTCCAACGTCTATAGTGGATTAGAAGCAACTCTTAAATTTAACGACTGGAAGAAAGTATGACAAACGGACATGGCATCAAAGTTCGCAAGCGAAACGGCGCTGTAGAGGCGTTGAACCTGGATAAGATCCACAAGATGGTGGAGGAGGCTTGCGAGGGTCTAGGGAGCGGTGTGAGCGCCTCTCAGGTGGAGATGAACTCTGGTCTCCAGTTCTTTGACGGGATTGAAACGAAGGACATTCAGGAGATCCTGGTGCGTTCTGCCAGCGACCTCATCAGTCTGGAGAATCCTAACTATCAATTCGTTGCTGCTCGCTTGCTGCTGTTTGCAGTTCGCAAGCAAGTGTTTGGATCTGATTGGGTGAATGGTCATCCGTCAGTATTTGAACATGCTAGCAATTGTATTGCAAAAGGTGTCTACGACAAGGATATTATTGGTAAATATACTACAGAAGAGTGGTCAAAGATTGATAGTTGGATTGATCATGAACGTGATTTTCTTTTCACCTATGCTGGTCTTCGCCAGGTAGTTGATAAGTATTTGGTTCAGGATCGTAGCAACGGCAAGGTGTATGAAACACCTCAGTACATGTATATGATGATCGCTGTAACTCTCTTCCAAAATTACAACGACACTAATCGTCTCTACTATGTCAAACGATACTACGACGCAATCTCCAAACACAAAATCAACATCCCAACGCCAATCATGGCAGGAGTGCGAACGCCACTTAGACAATTTGCTAGCTGTGTCCTTGTTGATAGCGATGACACCCTCGATAGTATCTTTACTAGCGATATGGCTATTGGCAGATACGTTGCACAAAGAGCGGGAATCGGTATCAACGCAGGTCGCATCCGTGGCATCAACAGTAAAATCAGAGGTGGTGAAGTCCAGCACACTGGCGTTGTACCGTTTCTCAAAAAGTTTGAAGCAACTGTCCGTTGCTGTACGCAAAATGGCATACGAGGCGGAAGCGCAACAGTCCACTTCCCAATCTGGCACCAAGAAATAGAAGATATTCTTGTTCTCAAAAACAATAAGGGAACTGAGGACAATCGTGTTCGTAAACTAGACTACTCAATTCAAATCAGCAAACTTTTCTATGAACGTTTCATTCAAGACCGAGAAATTTCTCTCTTCTCTCCACACGACGTTCCTGGTTTGTATGATGCTTTTGGCACTCCTGGATTTGACAGTCTATATGAATCTTATGAACGAGATCAATCTCTTTCTAGAAAGACTGTCCGAGCTCAAGAACTCATTCTAGATCTTCTGAAAGAACGTGCAGAGACTGGTCGTGTTTATATCATGAATATTGACCACTGCAATTCACATTCTTCTTTTAAAGACAAGGTAAATATGAGTAATCTTTGTGTTGCTGGTGATACAAAGATTGAAATTAGATATGTAAAACCACAATATGATGATGTTGGAGAAGTTTGTGGTGAAGAATTGTTTGATGAAAACATTCAAATTAAAGAATTGGAACCATATATTGGAAATGATAATGGTGTTGAAGTTCTTTCATATGATGTTGAAACTGGTGAAAAGAAATGGAAACCTATTACTGCTTTTGCAGAAACATCACCAAAGGCAAAGGTAATGAGAATTACTGATGAAGAAAGTGGTAAGAGCATCGTAGTTACACCAGAGCATCAAGTATTCACAAAAAATCGTGGATATGTAATGGCAAAAGACTTAACTGAAAATGATGAATTGGTAATCAACTGATATTATAGGAAGTGTAATTTCTATATTTTATAAATATTTGCGAGATTGCACTTCCTATAATGAAAACATATATTGTGTATAAAATCACCAATAAGAAAAACGGAAAATCTTACATAGGAAAAACTGAATATTCTTTAGAGCACCGTTGGAATCGTCATTTATCATCGGCAAAAAATGGGTCTAAATTTAGATTTCACTCTGCAATTAGAAAATATGGTGA